CTTCTGGACAATCCCATTCAGTTTGTACTGCAAACATTATTTCTTTTTCCTTTTCTTATCTTTTAACTTCTTTTTCTCTAATTCGCAATAGTGAATTATTTTATCTAAGTCTTCTATTCCGTTTTTGTACATGTATCTACAAACATACTTCACAACACATCCCTGGAAAAACGAAAGATTATTTTTTGAAATAAATTCGTACGGCTGAATGTCAAAATACATATAGTGACTTCCTCCTACCTGGATATTCTGTGGCTTATCCTTAGCCATAAGTTCTTTAAACATTTTTACATCTGTCATATTATTGGTGCTCCTATGTTATATTGATATTCATAATCTTGATTGGTTATGAACAGTTTTTCTTTTGCTCTTGTTATACCTACAAAAAATGTACGGTGTTCTGGGTCTGCATCTTTTTGTGCTGAGTCATATATGATTCTTTCTAAATCAGTAAACAAAACAACGTTATCACATTCCTCACCTTTTACACTATGTATCGTAGATAATTTTATTCTCGCAGGTTTCATTAGATCATCACCGTTCTTTAGAATGGTTCTAATGTACATCTTACTTGACTCTGGAAAGTTTAATATCTCCCAGCTCCCCGCTGCTCGCAACCCGTATTCAGCTCTTAGTCCATCTATATTAATCGAGTCAATACCTTCTAGAGTCTTGTTGCTTGCGTACCCTCTTACTAGGTGTCCGTCTTTAACTGTAAGATAATCCCATAAATCTTTTAGATCTTCTTTATTAACATAAGCACCTTGGTTTAATCTTATCCAAACTCTATATGCATTTACCATTCTCTTCGGTAAGAGTTCTTGTTGCTTTGCATCAAACCTTAAATTTAAATCATACATATGATCTTTTAATGCAGTCAACATTTTATTTGTTCTAGTCAATACCATCCAATTACCGGTAGAAAAATCTATGTCTTGGTATGGAATATCATTATATATCTTACCCTCAGCATCTCTTGGTTCCCATTGTTTTTCTAAACGCTGTGACATGTGAGGGAATATAGACTCAGCTAATTTATGTATTGTTCTAGGTACTCTTCTAGATTTTATTTGTGGATCTGTAACACCTTTTAAATTTATAAAGATATCAGGATCTGCACCTTGAAACGTGTAGATGGTTTGGTCATCGTCGCCAGCGATGTATGATCGTTTGCATTTAGATTCTATATAAAAAAACATTTCCCATTGTAATGGACTTAGATCTTGGGCTTCATCGAGGAAGACAGTATGAATTGGTGGACATTTGTCCTCCTCGACAAACTTGGAAATCATATCAGAATATTCAAACATACCTGTTTGTTCTTTGTATGTAATTAGATCTGCTTGGATTTGTTCGGTTAAATATATATCAGTGCTGTAATGTAGTTCTAATTGTAATGCAGCTTCATCTAAAGGTATTCTTTTATTCTTTGCATACTCAATAATTTTCATATGACTATTTTTATATTGAGGATAACCAGACTCATTGATGTAACTTTCAAAAGATAAGTCAGCACATATGTTTGAAAAATTTTTAAAACCTTTCCATTTATCTCCTTTCAATAAATGTGTTGATGTATTCAGTTGTAGTTCTCTGCTACCAAAAGCATGCATGGTGCTTACAATAACATTGTCATTTGTAATTCTTTTCTTAGCTTCATCTGCTGCAGCATTACTAAATGCAATGTAAGCGATCTTACTAGGATCTGTTTGCTTTAGTTCGTGTTCAAGATAATACATCAGTCTATGTGTTTTACCTGTGCCTGGAGGGCCTGGTATTATTGTTCTAAGCAAAAGGTGGCTCCTTCATCTTATCTTTTCTTACAATCGGTTTATTTACTTCTTGTTGTTTGACTACGTAATATCTAACGGTCTTGTTATTTATTTTGCCTGCAATCTCTACTGCATTAAATTGATTCTCTAACATTCTAGCTGTTTTATTTCTTGGGTATTGTTTCTCTGGCCATGACTTAGTTCGTAATAAATATTTCCAGAAGTCTTTAAATTTAAAATTACTAACTCCATCTTCTGTGTAAGCTAGACCACGTAAGATGTCTTTCCAATCTTTACCTGGTATCTTTGTAGTATAATCTGTAAGTATTTCTTTTAGTTGTACATCAATCTTTGTAGACTCTGGAGCTTCGATCGGTATGGTTTCTTTTAGTAATTTGTTTATTGCCTTTCTCCATATGTGTTTGCCAATCGGTGGCATGGCTTGATTAATTTGTTCTAAACATTTTAGTGAGAACTTATCAGGTTCATGTAGTTCTGCTGATTCTACTTCAACTTGTTCATCACCTATGGTTACATAAAACAACGGTGGATCTGAATCATACTTTTGTATTTCTTTTATCTCTGCACCAGGAAGTTCATCATCACCTACACCATACTCTTGCAATACACATTTTTTAGAATTACAGAATGATGCAATAGGTTCGTCTTTACATTTGTATTGATAGTCTTTACCGTCTATGGATTTTATTAGTGTATCTATTTCTTTCTTATCTAACGGGGGTTTACAATACTCATCATTGTATTTGAATATTTTCATATCCCAGTCTGTATATCTTTTCTTACAATACACACCGAAGTTATAGATGGCATTGTTTCTTTGGCCATTGGGTATACCTTGTTTAGCAATCGCTATCAAACAAGGCGGTGCACCTTTTAATAAATCGTTTGATACTTTCTCTTCTTTAACTTTTAGTTTTGTTAATTGATCTTCTGTCAGTTTAACTTTATCATACACATCAAAAAATTCTTGTATCGTCATAGCTGAGCCATCATCTTTGACACCATAACGTGTTGTCATTTTTACATTGTGGTATGGAAGGTTTAAGAAACTACCTGTACCACCCCTATGCATGTCAACCTGGTTTTGTTTTGGAAATATCTCTGCTCTAGAATAACCCAATATGGCCGCCATATCTTTTAGTTTACTTCTAAACACAGCCGCTGGTGCAAACTCACCTGTAAATAAAAATACGTGTGCGCCACCAGATTTAGATCTACATACGGTTAATGGAAAATTATGTTTTTTTATTTTTAAAATTAAAGCTTTGTGATCAAACCCATTGTACAAATCAATATCTATACAGGCCCATCTACATTTGTTTTGTTCGTTGATAGGTATAATACCTAATGCAGGATCTCTACCTTCAAGATGTTCTTCAAACATCTTTGTTGTCGGCGGTTGTTTAATAATAAAAGATTTAGTCTTGTGCTTACCTCTATCATCAAACTCATCTGTCTTTCTAGTTTGACCGTAGGCACTAAACGATCCGCCAAATATATCTATAAATTTATCTAATTCTGTCATGTCCACCAAAAAAATGGGCGGCATCGCTGCCGCCCAAAGAACTGTTAGCCTCTGTTAGCGAAGCTATTGTAGAACTTCTTAGCACGTTCATACATATTAGCATCTTCTAACATTCCAACTTTCTCGATATTAAAGCCATACCACTGATTACCTTTTCCTGTATTTAATACAGAAGATAATTTATAAATGTGACTGAATGATGGTGGAGTATAAGGACCATTCTTACCATCTAAACTAATAGACTTCATCATGGAGTTCCACTTTCTGCTAACTTTACCTTGAGATGAACTCATAGATATCATCGCAGTTTCAGATCCCTTATCACCTGAGATAATCACAAAGTGTTGTCCTACAGTTAATATGTAGTTACCATTTTGTAATCTGTCTTTACCATCAGGTCCTTTGGTAGTCTTTTCAAGAATGTCCGAAGAGTCAGGATAAATCATTTCAGGTCTACCTGAACCTGTTCCATAATCTGCCCACTCTTGGTATTCTAACTTATAGTAACATGGAATAGTATGTATTCCTTTATCACCATTGTATAACTGTTTCGTAACAGTATTTAAGAACATACCAGGTTCTGCACCTTCTACGTAATTTTGATTACGTTTCTGTGCTTCTGCTGATCCGTTCTGTAGTAGTTTTAAGATTGGTGGAGCCAGACTATCTGTCTTCACATTCTCAAAACCCATTTGCGCATCTGCTTCGAATAACGAAGCTGAAGGCAAGTTTTCTTTTTTAGTTGCTACTTGTTTCGCGTCACTCATTTCTAGTTTCTCCTTGTTATTTTAGTTTGGTTACCCTCAAACGGTTTGAATAGGTCGGCAGGAACGTCTTGTCCAGATTCAAGTCGCTCCCTGACCAGTGCTTTGAGTGTCATCGGGTTTACTCCAATCTTCTGGATAGGTTCAAACCCGTTGCCTCGTGCAAGTTCAGCATATGATGCTGCCTTGTTATCTTCGCCACGACCAAAGGTAACGGTAATATCATTTTTAATAATATCACCTAGACCGTTGTTACGAAGCCATGTAAAAGCTGCTTCCTGTTGATCTTTAGGAATAGATGCACCGTAGACTTTTTTGATTTCTACAGCCTCTCCATCTTTCAGCTTTAATTTTGTAATCTGCATTTCATCCATCATTGCTGGAATCTCAATGCTTGAAATTGCTCTTGCTTTTTCTTTAAGTTTTTTTAAAGACTCTTCTGCATTTGCAATCTCATCTTCAAAATCTTTTAGTTCTAATATTTTATCTGATAGTCTTTTAGCAGAATCTATCTGTTCAACAGATTGCATTCTATCATTTTCATAATCAATTTTTGTCATAACTTTCTCGCCTTTCTATATAAACGTTATTATTAATAAGTCAAGATTTATTTTTTATATAAATCAATCTCAACCGGATAATATCTTCTTTCTTGCTTATCCCACTTCAACAAATTAAACTTACCATTTGTTGTATCAGATACTATTGAACATGCTACGCCAATAATAGCTGGATCCCCAGTTAGTAATAAATAATCTTTAGACGTGTATTCTTTTAACTTACTTCTTAAAGTTGTTATTACATAATTAGGACTTAAAATAATTTGTGAATTTTCTGGAAGTAAAACTTTTAACTGTCCAAATTGGGTTGCACCAATAATATTTATTTTAGGCGCTCCTATTTTTGAACCAGGTACATCTTGAATAACATATACTATGCTGTTCTTATCTGTATATTTTAACTTTTCATAATCAGTCATAAATTACTTTCTTGACATTGTATAACACATAATATATATGCTTTCAATAGAAAGTAAAATAATAATATGCATTACAAATATAAAAGCAAGCCTTTTGCACACCAGAAAAAAGCCCTTGAAATGTCATGGGATAAAGAATCTTTTGCGTACTTCATGGAAATGGGTACAGGTAAGTCAAAAGTATTAATAGATAATATAGCTATGCTATACAACGCAGGTAAAATTGATGGAGCGTTAATAGTGGCACCTAAAGGTGTATATAAGAATTGGTTTGACTCTGAAATACCTACACATATGCCTGATTATATAGAGAAAAAAGTAGGTCTATGGAAAACTAAACCTGATGATAAAGCTTTAAAACCTTTGTTTGCTACAGGTGCAGAATTACATATATTGATTATGAATGTAGAGGCATTCTCTACTAAAAAAGGTATGGACTTTGCTGAGAAGTTTTTATCTAGTCACAAAGCTTTGATGGGTATTGATGAGTCTACTACAATTAAAAACCCTGCCGCTAAAAGAACTAAAAACATTGTATCCTTACGACCTCTTACAAAATATAGAAGAATACTTACAGGTTCACCTGTAACTAAATCACCATTAGATTTATTCTCACAGTGTTATTTCTTAGATCCTTTTTTATTAGATCAATCTTCATACTACGTATTTAGAACACGATACGCTGTGTGTAGAAAAATAAATGTATCAGGTCGATCGGTTGAGATTGTTGTGGGTTATAGAAATCTTGGTGAGTTATCTGAGAAGTTAAAAGAGTTTTCATACCGTGTATTAAAAGATGATTGTCTAGACTTACCTAAGAAAACATTTGTCAGACGTACCGTAGAATTAACTGATGAACAGAAAAAATTATATAAACAAATGAAACAAGAAGCTATTGCATTCTTAAATGGTAAGATGGTTACATCAGCTACAGTTATTACACAGCTTATGAGACTACATCAAATAACTTGTGGTCATTTCACATCTAATGATGGCGCAGTACAAGATGTTAAAAGCAATCGTATTGGCCAATTGATGGATGTACTAGAAGAGATGGAAGGCAAAGCTGTTATATGGGCTCACTATAGATATGATATTAGAAAGATTGTTGAGGCTATATCAAAAAAATATGGCGAAAATGCGGTCGTAACATACTATGGCGACACATCTACAGATGACAGACAAAAAGCTATTAAGAAAATACAAGATCCTAAAAGTCCTGTTAGATTTATTGTAGGTACACCTCAAACAGGTGGTTATGGTATTACACTTACAGGTGCATCAACAATGATTTATTATTCTAATGGTTATGATCTTGAGAAAAGAATGCAATCAGAAGCTAGAATAGATCGTATTGGTCAAGAAAAACCTATGACGTATATTGATTTGATTGCTGAAGATACTATTGATACAAAGATTGTTACATCATTACGTAACAAAGTTAACATTGCATCTGAGATTATGGGCGAAGATTTAAAAGCTTGGATCTAAAGTTTTTGTAAGAGAACTAAAATAACACCACCCATACCTGTGATGACTGCTCCCATAGATACTAATAATATTCTTTCTACTCTAGTAATTTGTGATTCTAATTTATGAATCTTGTCGTGAGTTTGTTTCTGCATAATTCTGCAGAGTTTTTCGTGTGAGTCTATTCGTTGTAGTGCGTTGTCTTTAGTCATTATGCCATTGGTCCAAAATTTTCAGGATAGATAGATCTCAAATATTCAAGACCTGTAAGATTATTTTGCGGCAAGGTATCAAAAGGAATTTGATATTGATTTATAGGAAAATTATCTGCATTTTTTTCACCTTCATCTTCAGTATTAAATCTATTTGTAAAATTATTAAATCCTTGTTTTAAATTATCAAAATTTCTACCTGCATATCCTCCAAGAATTAAACCAAGTGGTCCAAACATTGCTGAACCAATCATACTACCAAGTATTCCTCTAGAATTATTTTTATAATAATCACCTATTGTTCTTGCACCACTTGAAAATCTATCTCCTAAATTTTGTAATATACCTTGATTTTTAGGTGTAAAGTAAGCACCTTGAGCATTGAAACCTTGATCATTATCTCCTCCGCCGCCGTCTCCAGCATTTGGATCTCCACCACCGGGCCCAGAACTAATGCTAGAACCTATACCGGCATCAACACCAT